GCCGTTTCTGTTAATTTGTAAATCTATTGAACTGCCTGCTGCACTATTATAAATTTTAGAAGATGTTGCAGACGTTGTTAATTGAAAGTTTCCGTCAAGACCAATTGTAATACCAGTGTTACTTCTAACATTAAATCCTTGTTCAGTTGTATTAGTAGTATCACTTCTTAAAAACTTACCTGCTACAACTTCCGTACCACCTACATTTAATGCATCAGCATTTTTTGCAGTTCCTATAAGTTTTGGTAACTCGCCTCCTAAAAATATTGTAGAAAACTCTGCTTCTTCAGCAGCGTTTGCAGGCGTAGCAATATTAAGTCCTGATTTAATTTGATCAAAACCTTTAATTTCAATTTTAGGTGTAAATGAATCTCTTGATAAAATAACAACAGGTGTATCTGCGATGTAAAATGTTAAAACATTTTTGTCAAAGTTATCTTGGTCAACAATTTTTTCAACTGCTGGACCATATCTTTTACCGTCTATCGAACTTTCACTAGGTCCAACTAACAACCATCTGCTGCCTGTGTATATTCTTAACTGCTGATTGGTTGTATCAACCCAAAGTTCTCCAACTTTACTAGTTTCTACACTAGGTTCTGTTGGACCCTTTTGAATATTTGAAGCAGCCTTCCAACTTGTATTGTCATATAATTGTAATACACCGTTTGTTGTATCATACCATAGTTGACCTTCTACAGGATTTACTGGTTGACTTGCGCTGGCAAAATTTTCTAATAAAGATAAAAAGTTTTCAGCAATAATTTGACCGTAACCTGTAACATTTCTTCCTGGAAAAGTTAAAGATGTATCATTGCTTGACGTGTTATCAAAAACAGTAATAGGGGATTTGTTATCTCTATCAGTAAAATTTACAATATATGGCATTTATTATCCCTCATTAAAACCTGTTAAACTTTGTATTCTAATTGTATAATCAATTTGTAGCAATCTGTTCAGTGATTTTTGAACAGGATGGAAGATCACGTGTGTCAAAAGTTTACCGTCTCCTGTAGGATTGTATGATTTAATACCTAATTCGTCAAAAACAAAGTTACCGTCTAGATTAACACTGTTATCAAATGCCTCTTGATCGTCTGGCTCGCCATAATCAAGTAAACATGATATTATAATATCACTATAAGTAGCACCACTAATGTGTCTTACTTCCATTTTGTTTCTAGTTGGATCAGCATTTGAAATTGCATTCTGATCTACAACTTTTGTAAATGTTTGATTATATAAACTTGAATTTATTCCTACTGTATTTGGTGTCAAATATGTAATTAAACCTGTTGGATCAACGGAAGTTCCACCACTGCCAAAAGCCATTTCATAAATTGTACCTAAACCTTGGTTGGATAAAGCCTGTACCATTGCAACACTCATGTTTTCATAGTGGATTGCGTTCCTTTTATCCTGGAAAACTTCTCCTGATTCAGGGTCAAAAATCTTAATATGTCCTTCAAAATGAAACCCACCGGTCTCATTTACCACAGGTTTTTTATCTTCTTGTACTTGTTTTTGGTTATCTGGCATATTGTTCTCTTCGTGTTTCATAGTGTATTTATTCAGGTAAACTGGTAGTCTTGGCAGCAATGAACTTACTAATTGCAGTATTATTGTCTAATAGTGTAACACCATTACTTGCAGTGGTTGTACCTCTATCATACCATGTATTTCCTGTCCTTTTAATTACTGTTATACGTGTTCCTGCTGCTGGTGATGTTGTTAACCTTACATAAGGATTTTCACCATCTACAGCAAATTCTGCTTCTATTTCTTTATCTGCGCCTGGGCTTACAGGACCTAGTGATTCATCGTAAATTGTTAATGGTGTTTTACGTAGTCTTTTACCACCTACAAATACTTCTACTATGTCGCATCTACCGTAATCTCCAGGTATAGTAGTGCTTGTCCATGTGCCTACTGTGCTTTTTGCAGGTACAAAATCTAATGGTCCTATCAACACAGAACTTCCATCACTGACAAAATCTGTTCTTTCTTGGTTATCAGTATAAGGAATTACTTCGTTTGGTCCAATATCTGCAACAAGTGAGCCTTTTGAATGTAGTTCTTTAATTGCAGTACCGTTGACACCTCTACGTAAATTGCTTAAAACATTACCGCTTTTGTTTAGGTATTCTATTCTTTCGCCTGCAATCTCAACTACGCCTGCAATATTTCTATTGGCTACAGGATCAAACATATTTGAAGTATCTGATAAAGTTATTTCGTCATCAAAGTAATTTAAATCTTTGCTTAAATTTATTGTTTTACTAGTTGCATACCTATTATATCTATAAACATTAAGCATGTCTTTGCTTATTTCATAAGAACTAGGTAATCTATAGATGTCAGTACCAAATGTAGTAATTGTAATTGTATCACTTTCTGTTGATTCAACTTCTAAATAAATTACACCTCTTGGTAAACTTATACTGTAATCTTGATCTTTAATTAATCTCACACCATTTTTATACACCCAAACGTATGCAATACCTAATGGTGCATAAGGAAGTTCGTAATTTACTTTGCCGCCTGTGTTTCTATCGCTGTATACTTGCATACTTGGATATTCGCTAAACCATGTTACTTCTAAAGTATCGCCTGGATTAAATGTTACTGAATCTGCAACTTGTAATCTATTTGTATTGATTGAATATTCTGCACGCAAATCATTTTCAATTTTGATAATATCACCTACATTCAATGATGTTGTAACCAATGTTAAAAGTTTTGAAGTACCATCATATACATAATCTTGAATGAAAGTTTTTAGTTCTCCATTAATATATACCTTGATGTTTGCAGATAAAATTGCACCTGATGCTTCAATTGGATCTTGTCCAAGTGTAAATGAATTTGTTTCTCCATCATACACAGAATAAATCGTGTCTGGTCCTTTAAGTTTTACATTATTAATTTCAACAACCATAGATGATATAGAACTTTCTCTAGTCAATTGTACAAAATTATCTAAATCATAAATTCTATCCGATGTCATAGTAGTAGTTTGCTGATTTACTCTTACTAATCCTAATTGTCCTGAGTCAACATTTTCACTTGTTTGGAAAACAATAATTTTTATAATACTATCTTTATCTGGTATTTCTCCAAACTGTACAAGACTTCTACCAGCAGTGTCAACAGTGTCTGTACTATCACTAAACACAGCATCTTTAGGAACACCATCTACTGTAACAAAAATATTAGTTGTCAAAGAATATGGAGCGTCTGTTAAGTACAAACCTGTTTCGCCGTCTGCTGTAAATTGTTGATAATCTAATAACCCAATGCCGCCAATACCAATAGATATAATTTCTATTTTTTTATCAACTACCGGAGCAGTTGTAAATTCTACATTGGTGTCTGTAGCAGTATAATCAGTATTTAAAACTTGTTTTATTCCGTCAACATACACTAGCAAAGAGCTGTCTTCAATAATATTTTGTCCTATACTATAGACAGTTGTGCTTCCATCACTTGTGAATATTTTTGATTCTAAAGGTGCTGCACCTTTTGTCGTAGATTGAAATACTTTAATGCTTAAATTATCAAGTACCTGTCCTGGTATATTCTCTTCTGGCGATGGTACTTGTTCAGGTCCAATATACTGACCGCCTGTAATTTTAATTTCTTCTACTGTCAATCCAGTTGCTGTTGCATACGCACCATCTATAGCAGAAAGCGTGCCGCCAGTTAGATTTGTATCTACAATATTAGGATCTGTAATTGTAACAGCCCCATCACTTTCAACAGGACGGAAAATAAGTATGTCGCCATCTTTTGTATTTACGAATGATCCAATATCAATGACAGATGTACTACCATCGCCTATAAATGTTGGCATGACAGCATTTTCATTTGTTATCAATGAAGAATTATCGTCGCCACCAAAATACGGATCGTCAATTCTAATTACAGGAGGATTTTTTACAGTTTCAGAATATTGTAAGTCATCAATACTTGGTATACTTTCTTCTCCTGCACGTTTTAGATATATGTTTATTTCTTGTCCTTCTGAAGGAACATAAGGTAATGTAATCTCATTAGTGCTTCCGTCTGCTACAATATAAAAATCTGCGCTACTTTCTACACTATCCCAACTATCACTAAACCAAGGTAATGCGTCCCAACCACCTGTGACATCAAAGGTAGTACCTTGAATTTGTACTCCTCCATAATCTATACCAGTCATTAGTTGGTTTAATTCTTTACCTTTCATTCCTTCTGTCGGATTGTAATATTTGTTGATCCTATTAACGCTATCTAGTAATTCATCATTTTTAGAATAATCAATTTTAATTACATCGCCTAATTCAGGTGCCACATTAAAAATAATTCTACCATGTACAAAACTATATCCGTCTACTTTTTTAGTGTACACTGATACAGTATAATCACTACCTAACACAGTTTGATTATTTTTAGTAATACTAATTTTAGTTTTATCAATTGTCGGTGCATATCTTAAATCAAATACCGCTGTTGCACCAGTTGCTGTAAATGTTTGACTGTCTGTGAAAGATGTGAATAAACCTTCTTTTGCTATTCTATCAAATTTAACTTTCAATTCGAAACTTCTAGTTGTACCTTCGCCTAAATATGCAACTGCAATAGCATTGTCTGTTGATGCACCGTTTCCGCCAACAAGGTTCACTGTAGGTATAGATGTATATCCTTTACCTTTGTTTAATATGCGGACTCCTGTAACTTTTCCGCTTGATATAAATGCTTGGGCAGTTGCTCCTGTTCCGTTGCCTTCAATGACTACATTAGGAGGACTTGTATATCCACTTCCGCCGTTAGCAATAACAATATCAGTAATACTATAACCTTTATTATCAAACCATGTTTTCCATGGTTGCTGTTGAACTAAAGGACTATACTGATCCACAGTTATAATTTTACCAGCACTATCTGAATATACTGATGGTAAATCAAAATCATTTGTAGCAACACCATTGCCTTCTAGTTGATTATATCTACTGACGTATTCCCTTATTGTTGTTCTATATGGCTTTACTTCTTCAATATATTCTTGGAAACTTTTTAAGTTATCATTACTATAATTAGGTACAACTTTTAAATTACCTACATTATGAATTGCCTTTAAGAAACTTGATTTGAATAACCAATCAACATACACCTGCTCATGCAACACGTATCTAATACTATTAAAGAATAATTTGTTCCAACAAATTTTATAATCACCTACAAAGATGTTATCTTTAATTGCAGCAAATATATTTCTTAATTCAGCAGTAGGTTCTAAATCGTACAATCCTGTATCAAAACTTACTATATTATCATATCCAATACCAGAGGTTTGTAAATTATATAAGTTTGGTGATAATTGAATAGTGCCTTGCTTTCTACCAACTAACGTATAATTTCCTAATGGCAAATTACTGTTGTCTGTTACCTTTTCAAATACTGCCCATCCGCCTGAGCCGTATTCTTTTATTCGGATAAGAGATCCTGTCTCTACTGTAATAGAAGGCTCTTCAGACACATCTAAAATTTCTTTTGTTATACTAGATGTTTCGCCATATCCTGTTTTCCACCAGTCAATATAATTCCAATATTTTGTTGTATCAAATGCCTGCGATGCACTTCTATAAAATGTTTTTCTAACGTCATCCCATGCATAAATTGACCAATAGTTTCCAACTGTATTATCATTTTCAACAAGCACTGAAAACTGTCTTACAACAGGATTTACAGTAGTATAATTTTTTCCACCGTTAACAACTACTGCTTGAACAATTCTACCTTGATTGTCAATGTGTGTAATTACTTCTCCGCCTATACCATCACCTTGAAGTGATACAGCAGGTCCTGGATAAACTCCTGGTGCTTCTGTATTAAATAATTGTTGAGGCTTGTAACCAAAACCAGGATCAACAATATTAATTGATGTAATGACATTGTCAACAATGTTTGCAGACAACTTGGCTTGTTTTACTCTAACAGTACCTACGTTTTCTAAATCAACTACATTCTCTACTTTTACATCATATAGGTACAAAACTTCTGCAGGCTGAGGATCTACAAGATTTAAATTGATAAAATTGATTGTATTTGCAAACGCCTGCTCTAACAAAATTGTATTAACACTTTCTATTGTTTGTTTTAAAATTTGTTTTCTATTAACAAACATACTTTGTCTTGGACGGAAATGTATTCCATATTTTTGTTTTGCTGGCAAATTAGTATCTGGTACTCTATTTCCTTGTGCATCATATCCTACTAAACTATCGATCCATTTTTTCTCAAGTTTATTATTTGGAACACTATTTTCGTCACCTTCAGTCAACAATAAAAATTCATTGTGTGCTGCATTGTTTTTGTTACTAGTGTTATAGTATTCAAGATTTAAAATAGAAATGTTATCAAAAACTATATTTTTATAGTTATAGAAAAATATTTTATCTTTATCTGCAAGTCCAACGTAAGTGTTCCCAACAGTTGAAGGATTGTTAATTAGTGAAGCAACCTCGCCTGCACTTATTTCTCTTCCTAACTTATTTTCAGGTACAGTTACTTTATTCTTTACCCAGAAATAATATTTTGTTTCAGTTACAAGACCTGTGTTAACATTTAAAAACTCTTTTACACTGTAAACTGTATCATCTGCATACAACGGTTGCCCTGACACGCCTAAGTCTAGTCCTTCAGTTGTATCAGCCAATACCGACCATTCAGAAGGTAAAAGTTTTGACTCTACCCATTCATAAACATCTACACTAGAACCTTTGGCTTGAGCACCCCAGTTAGCAAGCCTATATGCAGTATCCCCTTGTTCATAGTCTACCCATTTTACTGTACTAATGTTCCACCATAATTTGCCAACATTTTTATCAAACCATGCAACTGTATTATCAACAACTACATCTTCTGTTCCTACATTATATGTGGCTGGGTCATATAAAGTTTTATATTCTATCTCTCTATCTGCTGCGGCTAATATTCGTAGTTTAGCAGGATCAATTGCTTCTAGGTCTTGAATCTTATTCTCACCGCTTTCGTTGTAAAGTGAAATTCTTTTTATTCTTTGTAAATCTATTTTATCTGGTTCAGTGCCTATAACTTCAAGACTGTTAACACTAGGATCTTTTCTAAATATTCTCACCATACCAGCCATAGGTCCTGAAAAGTCTAATGTGGCACCGTGAACTGTTGGAGCAATAAAGTAAGGTGAACCAACAACTATTATATCATTTGTACAGGATACACTGTATCCAAAAGATTCATTTGTGCTTAAATCATCTTCTAATTTTTCTGTCAACAAATATCTAGAACCTTTAAGGTTGAATACATATACAGCACCACTGTATCCGCCATCAGTTGTAAATGTTGTATTCAATTGGTCAAATGTTGTTGAACTAGTATCAAATCTAATAGGTAAATTGTAACCAGTATTATTTGCACCAATAACAATTTGACTAGAATTATTTGTTATACATACAGATTGTCCAAAGTATTCATTTGGATAAATTCCGTAACTTTCTATTTTTTGTTTTAATCTGTATCGTTGTTGTGTAGAATCAGATTCATATTTAAAAATGTAAGCACTACCTTGATTCTGAAAGTTTTTATCTGCTTTTGGACTTGTAATTACAAGAGTGTTTCCAGTAAAATCTAAGTCAACATCATATCCAAACATATCACCTGAACTAATTGACTCTTCTTCAGATAAATCGCTTATTTCTGACAAACTCTCAGCAGTTATTGTTTGTTGTAAACTGTAGAAGCCTACATCATTTATTTTGTAAACAAAAACTTTACCAACTGATTCAGATGAACTATCTCCAACGTTAACCCAAGGGTAACCATCATCAGGTGCTTGATTATAACTTCTAATTGTACTATCTGGACCTACTGCTGTCGTACCAACATTTTCTAACTTATGATAACTTCCTTGATATTTTACAACGTCATTTTCCATGTATTCATAATTAGGTTGCCAGTTACCTTTATAATTTGGAAAGTATTGTCCGTCTGCTTCTACTGCACCAATTATAAGTGTTGAACCATTATTATTAAATGCTAAAGAACTACCAAACTTATCGCCTTCTTTGATTAATTCTGCAAGTTGATCATCGGCAAGTATGCCTGAAGCAAGGGTTGAACCGTCATCTTCTATGCTTACACTTGTTGGCAATGATACATTTGTGTTAACTTCGTCTAATTTTATCCAATCGTTACTTTCGATAGATATAGTACTACCATCGCCTTGATTATCTTCTAATGCTTTCCATAAACTACCATTGTAAAATACAATTGATCCTTTAGGATAAAAACTTTCTGTAGAAACTGTACCAGTGCCGCTGCCTGTTCCTGTAGCAACAAACGTTACACCCGGGTCGTTTGTTAATGCACCTTGGCTTAAAAAGTCTGAAGTTCCTACTGTTTCAATAGTGTATGTTCTACCAGCAATTATTTCTGTAGCAGGGTATGTTCCTCCTGGCTGGTATATTCCTCTGTAATCTTTATTTTGCACAAGTTCCCAATCACCTGATGTAGTATAATTGTAAATGTATACTCTTCCTTTAGTGTCATTTAAACCTGGTGCACTTACAGCCATAGTATAACCTGTAGCAGTTTTTGCTAAACTAATTTTGCTTCCAAAGAAATTATCACCATCTGGTCTAGGACTTACAAGACTTTCTACAAAGTTCCATTGGTTAGCACTATATCTGTATATAGAAATCATACCTTGATTACTATATCCTGCATTTGTACCACTTTCAGACGCTTTAATATTAAATGTTTGTTCCCAATCTTCAGTGTATACATTTATAGTACTGCCGTCACCTGTGATACTTGTTTTTGCCTTCCATAGTTGTCCTTCATATAATACAATATCGTTAGCAGCATAATTTTTAAATGTGCTAAAAATACCTTGATAGTTGGAAGGCACTCCGCTTGCACCTGGAGACCCTACTATTAACCATTCATTATCTGATGTAATTGCAAGTTCTTCACCAAATGTATTTGCCACTGCTGTAGTAAAACCTGAAGTAGGTTGTAAAATTTGTTTGACTGCTAAGCCATCTGATGTTTCAACGTAAGCAACTGTAATGCCCGAACCTGGTATAGAAGCAATAGTTTGATTTAATGCTTCTGCATATAAAACTTTTTTACCTGTGTGTTTAGGATCAGTAGTACCATATGTTGTAATTTTCTTTGCACTAAATTGTTTTTTCTTTTCAACAACTTCCCATCTATTGTTACCATTATTGTCAATATATAATTTAGATGTGTTATCTAAAAGTGCTGTCTGTTCTAAATCTAACGAATCATAATCTTTAAATCTTGCGTTGTTAAGAAGAATAGGATATGTTAATGTACTAGGCTCAAATCCTGTATCTGCTGGTGGATTTTCGGTTTCGAAAGCAATTGTAAAATTCGTCACTTCAGTAATTTTGTGAAAACCGTCAATATCTCCAAATGTTTTAAATCCTATAAAGTCGTCAACAATTAAATTATGTCTTTTTGTAAACGTTACAGTTACTTTGTTTTTTTCAGTCGCAATATTTGTGATAGGTAATTCATTTGCAAAATTAACTCTAAGTACTGTCCATTCTTGCTTATCAAATGTTATCCATATATGATCATTGTTTAGAACACCACTAATATCGATATTTGTAATATCGTCTCTGGTTGCTACAACATATTTTGTTTGATCTACTTTTACATAACCAGCAGTACGTAAGTATTGTTTATCTGAGGTAGTAGGATTGATCTCAGTTGTATAAGGCAAAGGTGATAGATAGAAATCGCTTTGGTTTACTCTATAATATCTATCGATTGCAGCATTGTTAGTTGTATTAGTTACTAACAGAGGCTGAGGATTTAGAACAAAGTTATCTGTGTCTAATTTTAGTTCTATGACTTTACTTTGATCAGTTCCGCCAAGTTGTCCAACTTTAAATGCCCATTCTTCTTTTAAATCTACTCCAGCATTTTCTGTTCTACCAAGTTTTTCAAATATCTTTGTAAAAGAATTTTTAGTTCCTTTTTCTCTAATGAACCCTTGGTATAATCTAAACTGTGTTACACTATCTTCTGACAAATTTTGTAAGTAAGTTCTTGGTTGGTAACCAATCGTATGTCTTGCTAAATCTCTTTGACTTTCTGACAATCCTTCAGTGTCAACATCAAAGTAATCTTCCATTTGGTTAATTTTAAAATCAAAATTAGGTACTAGTCTTTTCTCAGGTGTTGAATCAAGCACAGTATAAATTTGTTGATTAAATTCTTCACCACTTGTATGATTACGTTTACTTGTATAATTTACACCTTGGTAATTTATTATATCACCTAGTTTGTAATCGTTAAATGGCTGCCATGATGCAATATTAACATTGTCAAATAAGAATCCAGGAGAAGTATAATCCCCGTCCCAATCTACTGTTCTGAATCCTTGAACCTTGATACGTTCTTGTCTGTAACCTGTCGGCTTATCAAATATAACATCGTTGAAAACTGTTCTATCATTAAAGATAGCAACATGTTCTTTTAGAACATAATTTAATTTAAGATAGAATAATCCTTTTGTGGTATCATTTATATTAAATGTAAATGTTTGGAATTCCCTATTGACATTGAAGTTTTTTACATCAATAGGTTCACCTGTATCTGTTAATACGTTATACTCATAAAAACTGTCAAGTATGTTGTCTACAACACCTACAGGAACTGTAACTTTTATTTTTTCTGCTCCTGGACTTACTGCAAGTAATGATCCAACTGACCATTCATTCTGTGTCCAAAACATAAATTCTTTAGCAGCAGTTGTGAAATCCTGCATCGCTTGATTATCAGCGTTATAGTTTTCAAAACTAAAACCTTGTGTTTTCAAGAAATGTTCATAACCTAATAAAAAGTCTACTACTTCTTGCACTGTTCTAAGTGTAGTTCCATAACTAATATCTTCTGTAGCAAACGGATTAAAGTTTCTTCTGCGTTGTGCAGTTGCAGCGCCAATTATAGGCAACTCTGGTAACTTGGTCCAATTATCTGTTTCGAAATTTTCCGAACTTGTGTGGGTAAGTTTTGCCCTATAGAACATATTTCTATACTGTATAATAGCACCGTTATTATAAAGTTGACCAGTTGTCCAATTAACAAATGTTGCACTTATTCCTCCAACTGATATTGTCGGATCTTTCTGATTAGGAACTGCCTTGAAAATTCTAAAGTAAGGATTTACATCGTCATAACCATTAATAATCCATCCGCCTTCTGTTTTTTCAAATATAACTCCGCTGTAACTTACTGTCTGAATCGGTGAAGAAACATTAAAATAGATATTATAATTTTCTTGTGGAATGAATATACTTGAACTTGCAGCAGCAGGACTTTTTGAATCTAACAAGTACTTCTGCTGTGTTTTATCTACGAATCCATTTAATCTATTGCTTAACCTTACATTAACATGAGAAAGTATATTTTGCGCATCTGCAACTGGTTTTCCTTGTGATTTCAGATAACTGCTAATGTAAAATGCTAAGCCGCTTGTGATGTCAGTATTTCCAACTTCAGGTAATATAAGTTCGTTAGGCTTAATAAAGATGCCTGTATTTTTGCTTATAATCTGTCCTGCTACATTACGTTTTGTTTTACTTCTATCAAAATTTGCAACAATATATTCAAATGGGCGAAGCAAACACAAAGCAATTGTTACAACAAAAGGAAACTCTGAGCTACTACGATATGCATATTCAACAGGAGCAATATCTCCCAGTTTAAAACTACCTTTATTGTTAACAAAAGTAAAGTTTGTTGCTAAGCCACTGTCAAGAGGACTTAATAATTCACCATGTTCATTTACAGGAATATGTCTTAATAAAGAAGGCCTAGCATACCTTTTATGTGTACCTGCTCGTTCGCCTTGTCTAATTATACCATCTCGTAAATCTTCCCACAATATAAGGTTTCCACTTGTATAAGGGGCGGCACCATATTCTGAGTCCCACCAACTTGGTTTTTCACTAAAGCCAAGCATTTCCCAAGGACATCTGTGTGGTCTATCTGTATCATAGAAATAACTGTACGCACCTCTCCACCATCCTGGTAAATTTTCATCACCGTCTGGTGTTGTCATATTTGAATATGTGTAAGTAAACGTTTCTGTTTCTTTTAGATACGTGTTAGCGGTATATCCGAGATTTGTATTTGCTACCCATTTTAAAAATTCTTGGCTTGCAATTGAATCAAATTCATTTTTTGTAAAAACAGAATTTTTATAATAACCGCCTAAATTATAATCTAAATCAAACACACTAGGATCATAAGACTGTTTGATGTTATTGTAAATTCTGTATTCTAATTCTAATAACACATCATCTCGGAAGTCTCCATATGCAACTGTAATACTTCCGTCATGCCCTTGAATCACTTCTTGTGGTTCTCTATATGTATCATCCGTAAATTTACTTGGAGTATATTTTTTATATAAACCTACTGATGTAGGTGTTGGTGGTACATGACAACCTGCTGTAGATACATACTCTCTTATCTCAATAGTGTCGCCTTCTGTTAAATCTCCCAACAGTGTTAAAAATGCAAACTGACTATCAAATGTATAGTCTATACCATGTAACAGTTGTGAATTATTTTTGTAAACATATACAGCACGTCTACTTAAAGTATCTAAATCAAAAGGTTCACTTAGTGTAAACGTTTTAAGACCTGTATCTTCAACTACATAACTTAATTTGGTAAATGCTCCTGTACCTAGTGTATCACTGTCTGCAAATGCACTTACTGAACTTTTTGTTTTGGTAAGTTCTTCAAAAATTGCATCTACTAGATCAGGTATGCTTTCAGTATCATCAACTTCATAAGATTTTTTAATAAAGTTTTCTTTGAACAACGAATATTGTTTTTTAGCATATTGCAAAGATTTAATAATATTAATTTCTTTATCAGCAAGCATCAATAATGCAGATGCTGCTACACCCGAATGTTTTAAAAATCTTTTTGCATTACTAGTAAAGTCTGATATATCTCTTAGATTAGATACTCCTGGAAGTACACCTGTAAATCTTGTGTCAAATTCTAATGCTGTTTTAACATGATCAGTTGCTTGTCCAAGAGTAAAATATTCTAAGTTTTCATTTAACGGATTTTTTTCTAATCCAACAGGAATTTCATAGTATCCAGTTTCTGGAACTATTTCACCTATTAATTTAATAGTAATAATATCATTAGGTTGAAACTGCGTGTCAAAGGTAAACTCGTTTCCTACACGTACAAATGATTCTTCTAATTTGTTACCGTTCAAATAAAATATAATTTCAATAGTATCATTATAATTTTCAAAATTTATTACGTCAGTAATAATTGTGTTGGTAGCATTTACAACTTTTACACTATCAACTATAGGCTGTAAATATTTAGATTGTGTTCTTATCCAACCGTTTTCATATTCGCCATTTACTTGATAATAATGTTTATTTGTGTAATCAACAATTGCTTGCTGGTTAATTGTGTAGGTGAAAGACTCTGTTTCCCAATCCCAATTAAATTCAATATCTCCCACATTATCAATGTTTTGATATGAAATACTAATTCCTAGTTCAGAGTCAATAGGGCCGTTACCTTGTTTGTAACTGAAAATTTTACTTCCTGTAAAAGTACTTACAGGATATGTTAACGAATCATCAAGTGCAATACCATTTTCATTAAAACTATCAAATAACGGTGCTTGGTTTACAGTTGTTTTCTCCTGACTTTTTTGCCAAGACATTCCATTGAAGTAAAACATTTTACCACTGTTATTTTTTCCTCTACTAGCAAGAACACATTCATTAAGTGAAGGCGTACTGTCTGATGTTTGTTTTAGTGTAATTTGCTTGACACCATTATGTACAATAAAATTAACTTCGTAAATTTTGTTATTAGCAAGGCTGTCAGTATCTGCTGTAACAAGCACTCTTGCTCCTTCAAACAAAAATTCTCCGTCTACATTGTAACCAGTGCTTCCTTCTATAGAAGAAAACACATCTGTTGTATAATCATCTACATAATCGACAGACGCTTTTGCAATAGTACCTTGTTTGTAAAGTTTTATACCTGGGTGAAATTCTATAATAGGACGTTTAGCCCTTGCTGTTTCTAGTGCATCAAAATCATCATCTCTATATCTAAATGCGTATTCTAGTACACTTCTATGGAACCATCTGTTGTATCTACTCCAGGGATTTGAATCAGGACTGCTTCTATTAATAGTAACATAATCTTTATTGGCAGGATATAATGTAGCATCATCAAACGGTTGTGTATCAAATCCTTGATTATCAAATAATATTTCAGGAGTATTCGCACTAATGTTTGGTGGAATAAGATCGGAAAATCTAATTAAAGTAATTGCTTTTCCTATTCCTTCAACAAGCCAAGTATCTGTTGCATATTTTTCACTTTCAACTTGGCCTCTAAATTCTACTACCATGCCATTTGAAAATTCAATTCCATTAGCACTGGTGTAATAAGTTTTACCAATGATTTCCTTTTCAACATTTATTGCTGTGTTGCTTCCAATATCCGCAATTATAAATCTACCTAACCTGTTAGGATCGGTTGCACTTTGGTAATAAAGCACATCTGGTGCATTCATTGGAACTTCAAAAGTTAAAGTACCTACTTCTACACTGTTGTTTGTTACACCATCGTTATAAATTAAACTATTAAACGAAGCATTACTATCTACTAATTCCCAATCCTGACTATCAACATCAATTGTACTACCGTCAGTAGGACTTATTTCTTCTTTTGCTCTCCAAAGTTTTCCGTCAAAAACTGCTAGGTCACCTGGAAAATATGTTTTTAGTGGTTCATAATTTAAACTACCTGTGTCGTAGTTTGTTCTTAGCACGAAAGGTTCACCTGGAGAATTTATTGTAAATTCGTATGTCTGTCCTCTATATAAAGTAAGTGTAGGATTATTTGTAAAACTATCTGGTGTAAACACCCAAGATGAACCAGTACCTTGATTTACTTTATAAGTAGACTGGACTGTTTGACTCTGGCCAAAGACTGCCACAGTTGGTGGTCCTGATGGTATCCAATAGTATTCTCTATAGTTTATAAACTTATCCCAATCAATAGGAGGATTCCAACTATAATGTTCTTGGAATGTAGTCTTATCGTCTCTTTGATTAGTATTAGCAAAAAAAGTTTCTATATTTTTAAAATCTAAATAATCATAAAACTTTGTTACAACTTGGTTATCTTCAACAGTAACACCAGGCTCTAATTGATATCTACTTCTTAAAGTATTATCTGTGTCAAGATATACCGTGTCTCCTTTATATGTTTTACCAAATCTTCTACCAACGTATCCTGAAAGTTTGTCTAGCGCACCAGGTTGTACAAGTGGATCTACTACACCTGAAAGAAATTTATCATTAGTATCAGTTCTAAACGTTTCTGGAAGGAGCTCTGAACTTTTTCTAATAGGTAACTGACTGTTGGGGTAAACTTTATCTGCCATTAGTAACTAGAACCTCCGCTGCTAGAACCTGACGTACTCGTTGTAGTTGAGCTTGAAGTACTTGAAGAAGCACCTGAAGAACTTGTTGTAGAAGTTGTACTTGAAGAACTTGTAGCGCCTGTCGTACTAGAACTTGTAGTGTTTGATTGTGAATCACTTTCTATGGTTCCTGTACTTGCTCTGATTTCAGCAGCGGTAATGCTAGTAACTATTTTAATGTCATCTACTGTTGCACCACTAACAAAAATTTCATCTGGTTTACTTTGTATTTCAAATAAACTACCAAATGACTGTGCTGATGATCTAGGTAAAATTACAAAATTAGTAACATCAGGCGATACAGTATTAATGACATAAGTTGTTAATTCACTGAGATAAAATCTATCGCCAAAGTCCCAGTTTTGTATTCCAAAGAATGTATTAATTGCATTTACAATTCTTACTTTAAGATTATTATCATTAATTGCTTTATCAGGATTTTTTACAACCTTAAATTCAGCCTGCAATTTTGTTGGTGCTTTAGAACCAAATAAAACTTTATATTGTACAGGATGATAAATTACTTCGTCACTAATAGTTTTAATTGCATTTAGATTTGCTCCAAATTCAATTCTTAGGCTATCTGTTGTAGGAGCAACAGGCTCAGCAGTTGCACCTGCTAGATAATTTCTATATGCAATATCATAGTTCTTAGTTAACAGGTATAGGTCTACAATGTTAGTTACACTAGGATCTATCCTTCTATTTTCACTAGCAGAATGTGTGTATTGGAATTTTAAATTTCTTCTTCCAACGTATGCAACATAGGAACTGTCTAAGTCAAGAGTATTTGTTGTTTTATTAACTCTTTTGACAACATCTTCTGCAACATCACTAAAATAAATTAATTGATTATTATCGAAGTCATTTACATTTACATCTGATTCTTTATTTCTAATAATAATTGCATCGTTTGTATTATCAAAAAGATTAAGAATATTAGTTCCATACTCATCTATTGTTTTCACAAAAAACAAGTAATTTGCTTCTACATCTGCGCCTGCCACCTGTATAAATGAATCTGGATCATCAACAACACCGTCGTTGTCAGTATCACTAAAACTTAGTTTAATTTCTTTAGCACTTTCGTATCCATCATCAAATTCTATAGTATCAGTAATTTCAAACTTGTAATCTCTACCTAACGCTGTAGAACTATTAGTCTGACTGTTAATTCCTAAAACATTAACTGTATCTTTTGCAATTCTACCTGTCAAATTATTGTATGCAATTTCATTTTTGTCAAAATAAAATCTATTTTGTTGAACACTACCGAATATGTAATTGAGTGTTCTAATTCTTATTACGTATTGATCGTTATCTTTAACAAATGCAAACAACCAAGATGCATCTAAATTTTCACTTGTTGTATCGCCTGCTTTACCTAAACTGAAGTTGTTTACCAAATCTAAATTTTGATTTTGTATAATCTTCCATGAAGTATCAGCAGTATCGTATCGTAAACCAAAATTTAAATTAGCAAACATTAGATTTGTAATTTCTGTCTCTAATGCTACATCTAAATCATTTACAAATTTAGGCACAATGGCAGTTGCTATTGCTCCTTCTGGAATATTCTCATTAAATGTTATAGGTCCTAGACCGTTTGCTAATGCTCCTCTATCAGCATTTGTTCCATCACCTACAATTGATTGTACTTTAGCCCATACATATTTTGAGCTTCCTGTATGATCTGGTTCTCCCATCATTAACTTATTGTTTTGGTTTGTCATAAAATGATAACCGTCTGGTGCAGTAAATTTAATTGCTGAACCAACTGTTAAGAATTTTAAACTGCTTGTTGAATAGGTTCCTACTTTAAGTAAACTATTGTCAATAGTGTTTGTAAAATAACCTGTACCACTGTTTAAATCATTTGTTATACTGGTCCAAACTGTTGTTTGTTCACTAAACGCAACCCTTTCATATTTTGTAATATAAAAATTGTATAAGTCTTTGTCAGTAAATGCACCTTCAATATTGTTTCTTAAGAAATTAATTATTTCAGTCTTACTTGTGAATTTTAAAAATAAACTTCTTTCTGATTCTTGTTTATAGATGTACCCATCGTCTGCAAAAACATTTACAGCACTATACTTTCCACTAGCGTCTACTATGTCGTAGTTTCTACTAATACCGCTTGAAGTTCTATTGACTGCTTTTATTTTTAAAATATTCTGAGAACTGGCTAATGGAGCAAGATTATAATCTTCTCCTGTTACCATTCTGTTTTGTGTATAATAAAGTGCAGGAGCATTTTGTCGTATTGTATCTGTGCTTTCAGTTGCTGCTGCGTTGTTTACTGTATATTGTAATCCTAAATTTACTGTTAATGTATGTGCTATGCCAGACTTATTTACATAGTTAATATCTATTGATATTCCTTTCATATCATTAGGGGCAATAGAATATTCAAGTCCGTTACTTACTCTGTAATATGTTCTAAATGATCCTTGTGGTAAATTTCCATATGTGCCATCAGCAAATACTAGATTGACTTTATCATTAGGTTGCGTTGAAACTGAAAATATATTTTTTATGTTACCAACAATACTATTATAAGCAATATTATTTCCTGTTAGATTATTAACCTTAGTCCACTCTTGTTCCTGACCGCCTAAACTGTTTAAGCCAAACAACCACAAATCATCATTGTTAATGTTATCTGTTTCAATTGCAATGGTTTCATTTGTAGTAGGTGTATCTATACTAAAGTCTGCAAACTCTAAACTACCTTGCTTAAACTGTAAGAAGAATCCTGTGTTTGCACTTGCACTACCTTTGCCGTCTTGTCTATACAAAAATCCTAATTGGTTTCCAGGTGTAGGTGCTTCTTCGTATACAATTTCTTGATCTTTAAAAGTTGTGCTTACTATTTCAAAAGCCATATTTCTGCCAGCAACACTTTTAGTAAAATTGAATAAAGGCACGTCATTAGATGTAGTTCTAAATCTATATTGCTCAGTAGGTATTCCTTGTATGTTGGCGGCACCTTGGCTTCTTCCAAATTCTGTGTTGTCTGCCATAGCAGCATTAAGAACTAAAATAAATTGTTCCGCCCAGTTTGTATTTGTAGGATCATTCCATTTTACAGTCTGCTGTGCTAAATTCCTACCATTACTATCTATAATATTTTCTGATGTGCTTATAGAATTAAATTTTAAAAGTCCAGTTGCACCAATATTTCTTTTAGCATTGTAAGAAAGCATTCTTGCTATTCTAAGCACACTTTCTTTACGTTCTGCTAGTTCTAGAAAATTCTCTCTACTTGCTAGATCTAGTCTGAAACTAATACTTTGACCTAGAAATGCAACAGCATCAACTAGAGCCATATATTCAGAACTTTCAATATAATCATTGAAATCTTCTGGATAATTTTCACGTAGATACGAGATAATAACTCGGCGTATATTTTCAAAATCATAGGACTTGAAATCCGCATTTCTAAACGTTTGATAGATGCGTGTCCAGTCTTGATTAAGTATTAAATTGTTTTGTCTTGACGTTGTGCTCATTAAAGTATTATCCTATCGTAATATTTAGCCCTTGTAATTAACTGCTTAGTTTATAACCGAGTTGTTTCTGTCGAAATTAAACCGCATTCTTTCAGTAACATTAAAGGGAACATATACTACATCTGCTTCAATCCTTATGCCCTGCTCTGTGCTATCTACAGTGACACTCTGTACTACCACTCTAGGATCATAGTTTATGATAGTTTCAACGTCATTAGCAATTAGGGTTTTGACTTCTTCAGTAAACTGTTCAAACAACATATCCCATATTATTGTGCCAAAAGTAGGATTTTCTAGTTTCTCACCTTTCCTTATATAGAAATGATTGATAATATCTTGTTTTACCAAATCAATATCATACAATTTGAATCCACTTTTTTTGTTTTTTGAAGAAAAACCTCTATATGTAAAAGTATTTGCTCCCTGACTACCAACACTGGCCTGGTTGACTGCTACCGATTTTTGATTGTATATCTTTTTCATATACTACTCCTCAAGTTCCCTGTCTGTAAATGTTACATTTTGTAACGCAGGTGAATTATTTTCATGTAACGGCCAAGGTTCATGCATTGGTACACGTTTCATAATTGTTTTAATAGTTCCATCATTATACTTCAATTTAGGCCATCCAACATCTGGATTTGTAAACAAAGTTGTATGAAGATGTAATGCTGCAATAGTTGCTGCTTGTCTAGCCTCTTCTGCTTGTCTAGCCTCTGGTCCGTTCATATGAATTTCTGCTGCTGTCTCAGTATGGTTGCCGCCACTTAAAATATCAGTAGTTCCGCCTGCTGTGTAAGCATTATTTCCATCTGTATTTAAATCTAAGTTACCAGTTGTTTTAACAAGTGTATCACCAAATACTTTAAGTTCAAAATCATGAGGTGCAACTACTCCGTAACCTGTAGAAATTTTAGTCGATCCTACTACACTAATATCTAGTGAGCCATTTACATCTACATCATCTTTATTTTTATAAGTTCTAGTTTCTATCTTACCATTTGCACCTATCAATATGTTAGTATTGAATGCACTTTCTATTTGAATTCTACCTGCTTCGTATTCGTTACCATCTTGTATTTTAGGTATAGGATTTCCTTCTTCGTCCCTTCTATGCAATTCTTTGTCAGAAACATATTCGGCAGTGGCTTTCATGTTTATATTTCTTCCTGCTTCAATATTAACGTCTCTGTCTGCTTTTATATTCAAATCGTTTTCTGTGTGTACACTTATACTGTCTGCTGCATAGATATCTATTTTACCATTAGAAGTTAATTCTACCCATGCTGTGCCTTTACTGTTTCCTATGTAAATTAAATCTTCTGAATTATGTAAAAGAAGTTGGTGTCCGGTTCTTGTTCTTATTCTAGCATATTCATTGTAAGGTACAGTTGGCTCGCCTTTTTCATTAGTTGGTGCATTTTCTGCATCAGCAAATCTTTTCTCAATCACATCAATATATTTGACAGGTCCTTTGTCTGCTGTGGTCTGCCTAACATATCTATCGTCACCGTCGTCCATGACAAATTGTGTGCCGCCTAGCCTACTTACTGCAACAGGAGTAAGTGATTGATTGTCGGTAGGTCCTGTGGTCATTCTTTTGCTTCCGTCTCTCCAATCTAACGGACCTGGAGTAGAAATACCAAAGGCAGCATTTGGTGTTTGTCTTCTTGCCGAAGTTGTTGTTACGCCTCTAACATCATCTTCGAGTGTTCCTTGTTCAAGAAATCTATCTGCTATAGGATGAACAGGTTTTTTAATTTTATCTGGATCTTTTTCTGCTGCTTCTTGATTAAATCTTTTATTAATTTCTCCTACTGGAAGTGGCTGTTTAGTATCAAACTTTTTCTTATCTGCATCAGTTAACGCTACTTCGGTAGAACCTGCTATTGCCGGAACCATGTTGTTGGCAAAGTTTGGTGGTAGGCAAGCAAACCAATAACCTTCTCCTGGATTGCCGTCAACAAATACACACATAACAGTGACACCTACATCAGGTGGAACAAACCACATTCCATATGATTTTTGTGTATCGTTAAAGTCTTCGTTGTTTTTGCCCATTGCCGGAAAAGGAGTATATCCAAAGAAAGGCGATGCGTAATTAACGGTGTAAGTTTGGTTGTCAGCGCCTATGTCATTACCTTGTGATTTTAATAAAGTCACACGCAGTCGACCGTTAAATGAAGGATCCATTACACTCACAACTTTTGCAAGGTAAACTCCTGATCCTAAATTTACACCGCGTGTTTCACCGGCAGGTTTTCTTCTTTGTATTGCCATTAAATGTCTGCTCCAATATCGTCATAAATGCCTTGCTCTTCACTACTATTTGTAATTTCTTTGCTTTCGCCAAGCACTTCAACAGTTGAACCTTTTTTATCTGTAGATAATTTTTCTCCATCAAAGTCTGTTGGCTGTGCCTGCATTCTTACACATTCAAGATCCTGTTTAAATGTTCCGCCTTCAAATTTACTAATAACTTTAATTACTCTGTAAATTCCGCTGAAAGGACTTACTCCTTCATCAAATTCAAATCCTCCAGTTTTTTCATTAATATCTGCAGGAGTTCTAAATGTCAAGTATATGTAAACATCGTTACTTTCGTAATTCATTGTGCCGTCTTCTGTAATTTGTGTAGATGAACCTTGTGCGGCAAAATAATTACTTAGACCACTATCAACCAAGTAATAGGTATCGCCCATGATTGTAAAACTAATCCTTACTAAATCTGAACTTGTAACATTGATAAAAGCATCATGAAAACTTTCAGCAATTTTTTGTTCTACACCTATGTCACCTGAACCGCCTCTTAGTGTATTAAATAGATCTGGATTTTTCTTAACTTTACTTTTACCTAGGTTAGCAGCCTGCGCTTTAGGTTCATTACCTTTACTTTGTTTTGTTTCTAAAGGTTTGTTTTCGCCAGGACCTTTATTATCTCTATTTTGTTCGTCTTTGGTTTTTGTTTCTGATTGTGGATTTGCTCCGCTGTAAAATAGATAATTTATTTCTATATCAAAACTTAAAATTTCTGTATTCTGTCCTGAATAGATATATTCATATTTTTTTTGAATTTGTTTTTCTAAAGTGTCATATCCAACGGGTATTGCATTCGGATTGCTAAAAATACTAGAATGAACTTTAAAAGGCACAACTCTATAAACATATTTTTTTGCAAAATCTCCAATAGATGCATCATAATCTAGGAATTCTATTTGTGTATCAATCTTGAACCAATCTACCATACCGTCTGCTTTTGTAGCCTTTTGTGTTGTTTCTTTAGCCCAAGTCGAACTTAGAATAACTTGTGTTATGATATCTGTTAATTTTTGTTTCTGTGTAAAATGAAATGATCTTGCAGATTCGTCTATTTGCATGATGCCTCTTTTGACACGGCCTGTTTCTTCGTCAACTACATCTTTGTCAGTTTTGAAAGGAAAGTTACCTCCCTTTCTAACATCAAATCCAAATTTAGATTTAGAAATAGGATTATTACCAATGTCTTTACTTGTAGTAGAATCTACATCTGTTCCGCCTACAGTTTTTTGTCCAGATCCTGCAGGACTGAAACTTGCACTTGCATTTGCATCATTACTGAACTGATCGTTTTTTGTAAATCGTTGATTGGACTTTTCAGGAAAATGTATTTCATATCGATCTTTTATATCATATCTTCCCTGTTTGACATTAAGTTCTTCATTTTTGTTTAGTAAAGCGACCAAACTATTTTTACCAGTTGCTAATAAATCTCTCACTGTGCCTTTTTCATCTGCATTAGAATCTGCGTCAGACCCTGTATCTGTTGTTACGCTTATGTTAATGTCAGTGAATGCTGTATCCACTGTATCTGAAAAGCCTTGATGGTTATAAGGATATGCTTCAACTGCATACTTGCTTCCTGTTTCATCAACTGTAAAGGTAACTTTTTTTAATTTTAAAATAAAGTATTTAGGTTTAATTGTTTTCTTAATTTTTGCACTTTCATCAAATCCTATCATATCAAGTTTAAGCAAGAATGGCGAATCTAAATAATTTACGTAACCTGCTTTAATTGCTGCATTCTGTAAACTTTGCAAAAATAATCCCATTGAAAAAGGTTCAAGTATATCAAATGTGAAGTTAATTGCATTTTGATTTCCTGTCATCGGTGTTGCTGCAATTATAGATGTCATTTGAAAATTATCTACAAAATATTCAGGTTTTCCGTACTTGGTGTTTACTCTTTCTGCATCTGCTCTACCAGCACTACTAAAAACAATGCTTGACTGTAATGTAGCAGTTCTAGTATCTTCAAAACTACCAGATTGATTTTGTCTTGTTACAGTGCTAGAAACATCATAGCTCTGTGACGCAAATCCTAGTCCTACCGAGTTTCTAT